GGAGATATATTATCCTAAATATATTAAACCTGAAAGTTATGAATTTATATTCAATTTTATGGGTTTTTGGTCATATAGTTTTTTCCTTAGTTTGATGTATTATGCTTTGATAGGATGGGCAGTTTTTGATAATACTAGTATATTAAATGCGATATGGAGAACATTAACAACTATGGAATATGATAGGGACTTATATAATTTTTTAAAGAATTTAATAATGAATATATTTGATTATTCTTATTTTAGTCTTGCTAAATTCTATCTTAAGTGTGAATTTAGAGTGGCAGATAAACCTTTGATTATTCGTATTTTAACTTCGAAATATTTTTATTCTTTGAGTCTCTTAATTCAATTTGGATTAGGTACATTTTGGCTCAAAGTTACTTGGTTTATCTTAAGTTTTATTAGCGGGTTAGAATATTCATTATATAATTTTGTTGTTTCTGCAGTTAGGAATGGAGTTGAAAATAAGATGGCTGAAATTAAATCATCCTTGTTGTATACTTCTATGAGGATTAGGAGTGTTTTTTCTTTTGAAAGTCTTATTAGCTTTCCTTTTCTTGCTGTTGCTAAATATTTTGCTCTTTGTTCAATCTCATATCATTTATTAAATAATCACCAAAAGATTTTTAAGAAAATTAGAGGTATTGTAGCAGAGGAATCTACTAATTTTCGAAATAGTGATCCCTTTAATGAAGAATTAAATCAAAATGAGGAAAAAGCTGGTTGTTCTTATGGTTTTCTTAGATTACCTAATAAAGCTACAAATATGTGGAATGTAATGAGAGTGGAAGATACTCTTTACCCACATACATCTTCTATTGATGGATTAACCAAGAAAGCTATAAGGAATTTAAGAGCAGTTCGTATAGAGCAAGGTGATTTTTATAAACTTACTCATGTTCTTGGTATATGTGGGAATATTTGTATGATTAATGCTCATGCCACTTTTAAAGGGGTTTTTAAACTGCTAGTTTATTTGACAGGTCGTCATAACGATAATGAAAAAGCAGTTGAAACTTTAGTTACAGAATATAATAGTATTTATCTTGGAAATGATATTATGTTGATAGTCCTTAGTGGTATTCAGTTTAGAGATATAACACAACATTTTCCAGAAAAAGTAAAAGAAGGTGTTTATAGAGCACAATTAGGCACTATGGAAGGACCATATGAAGTTAAAACTGCTTATTCTGATAATGATCCTCAACCATTAATAGGAACTAATACTTCCGTAATTAAACATTTTAGTTATTTATATAAGTATCATAAACCTGGTCATTGTGGATTTCCTTTAGTTGTGCAATTAAATAAGTCTAGTGCAATAGGAGGAATTCATTGTGGAACAGAAGATGGTGGTTTGTCTTATAGTGCATATATTTCTCAGGTTGAATTAAAGAGAGGTATTTCTCTTCTTGTTGATAAATATCCTCTTGAAGTTGTTTTATCAGCAGGGGAGATTCAAACTGAATGTATAGAGCCTATACCCCAATCGCCAGTTTTTTATGAAGAACTTCATGGTTTGACGTATCTGGGTAAAGTACCTGGAAATGTCAATATTAATAGAGATTCTAAAGTTACTAGGACTGACTTTCATGATGAAGTAAAAGTTCTTTTTAAAAAAGAGTTTAATTATGAAAGTACTGTTGAATTTGGACCTCCTTTAATGAAAGTTATTAATAAGAAAAAAGAAAATTTCTATCTTTCTCCTTATAATGAAGCTTTAAAGAAAATGAATGTTCAGAAAGCTTCTCTAGATAATAGAATTTTGAAAAAAGTTATTGAAGTTATGAGTGATCGTTATATAAATGGTTTGCGACAGCGTGGCTTGAAAAAATTGCAACCATATGTTGTTGAAGAAGCAATAAATGGATCTAAGTTAGATGCATTTTTGTCACGCATTAACGCTCAAACTTCAGCGGGATTTGGATTTCCTGGAGGAAAAGCAAAACATCTTCCATTGCTAGATGAAACTTATCGTGAACCTACCCCTCAACTCAAATTAAGGTTAAATGAAATCCATCAAGCTTACGTTGAAGGACATACAGTTCGTTTTATGATTGAAGCTTCCTTAAAGGATGAACCTAGAGATAGAGTTAAAGTTTTAATTGGAAAAACTAGAGTTTTTTATATATCCACAGTTGATTATTTAGTAATGTGTCGTATGTATCTAGCACCATTTTTTACATTGATGGTAGAACATAGAGATTTGTTTCATTGTACTCTTGGTATTGATATGCTTAGAGAAGCTAATGATATGGTAAACGAGCTTTTAAAATTTTCTTTTAAACTTTTAGAAATCGACTATGAATCATATGATATTAAAATCCCTTATGATATACAGGCTGCAGGTATAACTATTATAATGCGAGTTTTTCGAGAATTTGGTTATAATGATTTTGCCATGCAGATGGTAAGAGGTCTATTTTCTGACATGTTATTTCCGTTAATTGTTATGAATAAGGATATCTTTGAAGTAATTTCATTAATTATATCTGGAAAGTTGGGGACTACTGAAATGAATTGCTTATTTAATAATATAATGATAGC